AATCTAGCTGATGGTACATACGAGAAGATCGAAGATAAAGAAGATGCATAACATTAGAAAAATCAGTATTGGAACTGATTATAAAAATGATGCAATGCACTATGCAGTGGGCCAACAAGTTTATGGTGGTCATGAAATATCGCATATTTTATTTGAAGATTCTGATAGTTCTTATAACATTTACATAAAGAAAAACGATGAAGTATTACCATGGAAGAAATTTAATTCTAACATGGCTATATCAATCGAGTACGATTTAGAATATTAATGAAAAGCTTATATGATTTTATTGTAGAACCTTTAGGTGATAAATACAATAATGAAATACAAGTTGGTGATAAAAAACTAGTTGTTAATACTAAAATTGAATCATGGACTTTTGTAAATAGACTAGCTAAAGTAATTGAAACACCAATTGCTTTTAAAACAAAAATTAAAAAAGGTGATACTATTGTAATACATCAAAATGTATTTAGAACTTTTTATGACATGCGTGGTAATAAAAAAGTTAGTAGGTCATGGTTTAAAGATAATCTTTATTTTGTAGGTTTAGATCAAATATATTTATATAAAAACTCTGAGGGTTGGCACTCGTTTGCAAACAGATGCTTTGTACATCCAATAAAAGATAAAAGTGATTTTACTACAAATAAAGAGCAAAAATTAAAAGGTATATTAAAATACGGTAATACGAATTTAAAAAACCTTAATATAAACGAAGGAGATCTAATTGGTTTTAAACCAAACAGAGAGTGGCAGTTTTTAGTAGAAGGTAAGCGTTTATATTGTATGGAATCAAATGATATTGTAATTAAATATGAGCACCAAGGAAACGAAGAAGAATATAATCCAAGCTGGGCAAGTAGCAGTTAAAGAGTTAATCAAAGTTGCTAAAGAACCTATTATAGATTATGGTCCTGATATTTCCGCAGACAGACTTAAGAATGCTGCAGCTACAAAAAAACTAGCTATATTTGATGCTTTTGAAATACTTAATCGTATTGAAGAAGAAAAAAATATGTTAGAAGACAAACCTAAAGTTGAAGAAAAGAAAAAATCAAACTTTAAAGGTTTTGCAGAAGGGAGGTCTAAATAATGTACGAGCAAACTTTATATAGAGTATTAGAAGATTATATTACACCTAGTACTCTTAAAAAATATAATAAACATAAGAAGTGGGAGTATGGTTATAATGATCAACACGATATGGTTATTATTAGTAAAGACGGTACAATAGGTGATATATATGAAATACAAAATCTTAAAATAGCTTTACCCAAAGCAAAGAATATTCATAAGTTTAAAGATGATAAATGGAGTCAGTTTGAATATCCTAAAGTTTTAAGTAAGATAAAAACAGTATTTGATTTTAAACAATATCCAGAGGATTTTAAAGAAAGATGGTATGATTACATTGATAACGAGTTCACCCGTAGGGAGGAAGGTTTTTGGTTTTATAACAAAAGCGTTCCTACTTATCTTACTGGCACTCATTACATGTACTTGCAGTGGTCTAAGATTGACGTCGGGGCACCAGACTTTAGAGAGTCAAATAGATTATTCTTTATTTTCTGGGAAGCTTGTAAGGCAGATCCACGATCCTATGGGATGTGTTACCTTAAGAACAGGCGTTCCGGGTTTTCTTTCATGGCCTCAGGAGAGGTGGTTAACTTGGCAACCATATCAAGTGACAGTAGGTATGGTATATTATCCAAGTCCGGTCCTGATGCAAAGAAGATGTTCACAGATAAGGTGGTACCCATATCAGTTAATTATCCCTTCTTTTTCAAGCCGACCCAGGATGGAATGGACCGTCCAAAGACCGAACTTGCCTACCGTGTCCCCGCAACCAAGTACACCCGTCGTAAGCTCACCGCCTCCGCCGATGAAACCTTACAAGACGAATTACAGGGACTTGACACCACTATCGACTGGAAAAACACGGGTGATAACTCCTACGACGGTGAGAAACTCAAACTCCTCGTTCACGACGAGTCCGGTAAATGGGAGAAGCCGAACAACATCCTCAACAACTGGAGGGTCACGAAGACCACGTTAAGATTAGGTAGTAGAATTATTGGAAAGTGTATGATGGGTTCAACATCAAACGCTTTAGATAAAGGAGGTAAAGAATTTAAAAAATTATACGATGACTCAGACGTCACAAAAAGAAACAGCAATGGACAGACTCGCTCAGGATTATATAGTTTGTTCATACCTATGGAATGGAATTACGAAGGATACATTGATTCTTATGGATTACCTGTATTCGATACACCGAAAAAAGAAGTTAAAGATCCTCACGGAATAACAATAAAACAAGGTGTTGTAGAGTATTGGGAAAATGAAGTAGAAGGATTAAAAGAAGATCAAGACGCTTTAAATGAATTTTATAGACAGTTTCCTCGTACAACTAAGCATGCTTTTAGAGATGAGTCTAAACAATCTTTATTTAATCTAACTAAAATATACGAGCAAATAGATTTTAATGAAGATTTAAAAAACAGTATAAGCATAACGCAAGGTAATTTTCAGTGGGAAGATGGAAAGCAAGATACTAAAGTTATTTTTATACCAAATAAACAAGGAAGATTTTATATTACTTGGATACCAGATGTAAATATACAAAATAGAAGATATATTAAAAATGGTGTAAATTATCCAGGTAATGAACATATGGGAGCTTTTGGCTGTGATCCATATGATATATCAGGAACAGTAGATAAAAGAGGTTCTAATGGTTCACTACATGGGCTTACTAAGTTTAGCATGGAAAATGCACCACCAAATCACTTTTTTCTAGAGTACATAGCAAGACCACAAACAGCTGAAATATTTTTTGAAGATGTATTAATGGCTTGCGTGTTTTATGGTATGCCAATACTTGCTGAAAATAATAAACCAAGATTACTATATTATTTTAAGCGTAGAGGTTACAGAGGTTATGCAATGAATAGACCTGATAAAGCAAGAAATAAATTATCTGTAACAGAAAGAGAAATAGGTGGTATACCTAATTCTAGTGAAGATATTAAGCAAGCTCATGCTGCGGCAATAGAAACATATGTAGAAACTTTTGTAGGTTTAAAAGAAACTGGGTATGGAGATATGTATTTTCAAAGAACATTAGAAGACTGGGCGAAATTTAATATAAACAACAGAACAACTCATGATGCTTCGATCAGTTCAGGTTTAGCTCTTATGGCTTGTAATAAACATAGATACACGCCGGTAACAAAAAAAGAATTAAAACCTGTTGATTTAGGTATTAAAAAATATAACAATCAAGGATCGACATCAAAAATTATAAGTTAAATGAATATATATACTAACACTAATAGTTCTTTTCCAAGTCAAGTAGTAAGTGATGCAGAAAAAGCTAGTATTGAGTACGGAACACAAGTTGCTCAGGCTATAGAGCAAGAGTGGTTTTCGCAAGGAAGGACTAGTGGTAATAGATACTTAACTAATTGGAATAATTTCCACATGTTAAGATCGTATGCTAGAGGAGAACAGAGCATACAAAAATATAAAGATGAGTTGGCTATTAATGGTGATTTATCTTATTTAAACTTAGACTGGAAACCAGTTCCTATATTATCTAAATTTGTAGATATAGTTGTAAATGGTATATCATCAAAAACTTATGATATAAAAGCTTACGCTCAAGATCCTGAGTCAATAAAGAAAAGAACCAACTACGCTTCTAAAATATATGAAGACATGTTGTCTAAAGAATACTTAGATAACTTAAAAAATACTTTAGGTATTGATTTATATCAAACACCTAATACAGATATAATACCAGAAACTACTGAAGAGTTAGAACTACACATGCAGTTATCATATAAGCAAAGTGTAGAAATAGCAGAAGAAGAAGCTATATCTAGCGTGCTTGCTCAAAATAAATATGATTTAACTAGACGTAGATTAAATATGGATTTAGCTGTTTGCGGTATTGCCGCGGCTAAAACTAGTTTTAATACAGCTGAAGGTATTACTGTTGATTATGTTGATCCAGCATATATGGTATATTCTTATACAGAAGATCCAAACTTTGAAGACATATATTATGTAGGTGAATTAAAAGCAATTACAATACCAGAGCTTAAAAAAGAGTTTCCTAATATATCTGAAGAAGAATTAAAAAGAATACAGGCAATGCCAGGTAATAAATCTTATATTACTGGTTGGGGTGATTATGATGAAAACACAGTTCAGGTTTTATATTTTGATTATAAAACATATCATAACCAAGTATTTAAAATAAAACAAACAGATCAAGGATTAATGAAAGCTATTGAAAAGCCAGACACATTTAATCCACCAGAAAACGATATGTTTGAAAGAGTTTCAAGATCTATTGAAGTTTTGTATAGTGGTGCTAAAGTTTTAGGCACTGATACAATGCTTAAATGGGAGCTTGCTGAAAATATGTCAAGACCTTATGCTGATACTACTAAGGTTAAAATGAATTATGCTATATGTGCACCTAGAATTTATAAAGGTAGAATAGAATCATTAGTTAGTAAGTGTACTGGTTTTGCTGATATGGTTCAAATCACACATTTAAAGCTGCAACAAGTTATATCTCGTATGGTGCCAGATGGTGTTTATTTAGATATGGATGGACTTGCTGAAGTTGATTTAGGTAACGGTACTAATTATAATCCAGCAGAAGCATTAAACATGTATTTCCAAACTGGTAGTATTGTTGGTAGAAGCTTGACTCAAGAAGGCGATATGAATCCAGGTAAAGTTCCAATACAAGAGCTTAATTCTGGTACAGGAGCAGGTAAGATACAAAGTCTTATACAGACTTATCAATACTATTTACAGATGATAAGAGACGTGACGGGGCTAAATGAGGCTAGAGATGGTAGTTTACCAGACCGTAACACGCTTGTAGGATTACAGAAACTAGCCGCTAATGCATCAAATGTAGCAACTAGACATATTGTACAGTCTAGCTTATTTTTAACGCTTAAATTAGCAGAAAATATTAGCTTAAAAGTAGCTGATGCTTTAGAGTTTCCATTAACTAGAGCATCGTTACAGAACTCTATATCAACATATAACATTAAAACATTAGATGAGGTTGTTAATCTTAATTTACATGACTTTGGTATTTTCTTAGAATTAGAACCAGATGAAGAAGAAAAACAACAATTAGAAGCTAATATACAAATAGCTTTACAAGCTAAAAACATTGATGTTGAAGATGCTATTGATTTAAGACAAATTAAAAATCTTAAATTAGCTAATCAAATGTTAAAAGTAAAACGTAAAGAAAAAGCTAAACAAGATCAATTAGCGCAACAAGCTAATATTCAAGCTCAAGCAGAAGCTCAATCACAAGCTGCAGAAAAAACAGCTATGGCCGAAGTACAAAAACAACAAGCTATATCTGGTGCTAATGTAGAATATGAAAAAGCTAAAAGTGAGTTTGAAAAAGATCGTATGCAGCTGCAGGCACAACTTGATCAACAAAAAATGATGCAGCAACATAAAAATGATATGGAACTTAAACAGTTAGAAGTTCAACAACAACAGCAAAAAGAAAAAGAAATAGAAGATCGTAAAGATAAAAGAATAAAAATGGAGGGAACTCAACAGAGTAAAATGATACAGCAAAGACAAACTGATAGCCCAGCTATCGATTTTGAAGCTGAATCAGGACTAGACATGTCACCTTTCATGTAGTATTAACTATTTAATTATATTATATTATGTCAGAAAAACAAGCAGCCGTAGAGGTAAAGCAAGAGGGTGAATTTACTTTAAAAGGTAAATCAAAACCTAAAAAACCAAAACAATTAGGCAACAAAGAACAAGAAATACAAAAGGTAAATATTAAAGAACCTTTAGTAGAAGTTGAGCCTGATGTTAAAAAAGTAGAAATTAAAAAAGAAGACGATGCCATTCAAATCGGAGAAACAGAGAAGGTATCTGTGGAAGAACCATCCGGAGATAGCGCAGAGGTGGGAGAACCTATACAAGAGTCCAACGAGACTACTGAAGGGTTTTCTCCGATCCAAGAAGTAACTGAAGAAGAAGTTAAACAAGAAGTAAAACAACCAGAAGTAAAACCAGTTGAACAACTAACTGTAGATTTACCTGAAAATGTAGAAAAACTTGTTAGCTTTATGAAAGAAACAGGTGGTACTGTAGAAGATTATGTTAGATTAAATGCTGATTACAGTAACGTTGATGAAAAAGCATTGTTAAAAGAATATTATAAAAAAAATAAACCTCATTTAGACGCTGAAGATGTAGATCTTATTTTAGAAGATTTTACATGGGATGCAGATGTTGATGAGGAAAGAGATATACGAAAGAAAAAGTTAGCATTTAAAGAAGAAGTTGCTAAAGCTAGAACATATCTAGACAACTTGAAAAATAAATACTATGACGAAATTAAATTACGTCCTGGTGTAACTCAAGAGCAACAAAAAGCAATGGACTTTTTTAATCGTTACAATAAACAGCAAGAACAGGCTGAGCAACTACACACGCAGTTTAAACAAAGTACTAAACAGCTTTTCAACGATCAATTCAAAGGTTTTGATTTTGAAGTTGGAGGTAAAAAGTATAAGTATAACATACAAAATCGTGATGCAGTTGCAGAAAACCAATCAAACATTAACAATCTGATAGGGAAGTTCCTAGACGCAGATGGTAGTGTAGTAGACCCGGCTGGTTATCACAAAGCAATGTATGCTGCTGAAAACGTAGATAAGATCGCTACTCATTTTTACGAACAAGGTAAAGCCGATGCCGTTAAGGATGTAGTTAACAAATCTAAAAATCTTTCTGATGTAAAAGCTAGACAAGGTAATACAGGTGAAGTTTTCGTTGGTGGCTTTAAAGTAAAATCGATTAGTGGTGCAGACTCTACAAAACTTAAAATTAAAACAAAAAAGTTTAACTAATTTAAAATTTATTAATTATGGGTACATTAACTCCACAGTTTGGAACAATATTACCATCTCAGAAGCAAGAGCTTTTAAATAGCAATTATTTAAAGTTCAACACTGGAGGTGCTAATGATTTTATCCAACAGTATTTACCAGAGGTCTACGAAGCTGAAGTAGAGCGTTATGGAAACAGAACGTTGTCTGGATTTTTAAGAATGGTCGGTGCAGAAATGCCAATGACCTCTGATCAAGTAATCTGGTCTGAGCAAAATAGATTACATATTTCATACGATAACATGACTGCAAATGTTGCTGGTACTATTTTAACATTAAGTGCTACAGCTGGTCAGGATATGGTTATTTCTGTAAATGACACTGTAGTTGTATTAGATACAGGTACTGGTGCTTCAGGAAAAGCAATTGTTACTGCTGTAACACCTGGTGGACCTGGTGTTGGTGCTATTACAGTACAGGCATGGGATGGTGTTCAGTATACTGCTGCAAACAACTTTAATTCTGGAAGTCTTAAAGTATTTGTTTACGGTTCTGCATACAGTAAAGGAAGATCTACTGCTGGAACACTTGCTGATTCAGTAAGAGTTTCTGTTGATCCTTCTTTTACACAATATGCTAACTCACCAGTTATTATTAGAAACCAATACGTAGTAAATGGTTCTGATATGGCGCAAATCGGTTGGGTTGAAGTTGCTACTGAAGATGGTGCTTCTGGATACTTATGGTATTTAAAAGCTGAGTCTGAAACTAGATTAAGATTTGAAGACTACCTAGAAATGGTATGTGTTGAAGGTGAATTAAACGTTGCTGCAGGTGCTGGTGATTATCAAATCGACAAGTTGCCAGGTACTGAAGGTTTATTTGCTGCTATCGAAGGAAGAGGTAATGTTGAAGTAGGATTTACTGCTGCAACTGGTATTTCTGATTTTGATGAAATTCTTAAAAACCTAGATACTCAAGGAGCTATTGAAGAAAACATGCTTTTCTTACAAAGACAAACTGCTCTAGATTTTGATGATATGTTAGCTAGTATTTCTGCTGGTGGACAAGGTGGTGTTGCTTATGGATTATTTGAAAATTCAGAAGAAATGGCGCTTAACCTAGGATTCTCAGGATTTAGAAGAGGTTCTTATGACTTTTACAAAACTGATTGGAAATACTTAAATGATGCTTCTACAAGAGGTGCTATTACAGGTATTAACTCAATCGAAGGTGTATTAGTACCAGCTGGAACTTCTACAGTTTATGATCAAGTTTTAGGAACTAACATCAGAAGACCTTTCTTACACGTTAGATATAGAGCTTCTCAAGCTGACGATAGAAGAATGAAGTCTTGGGTGACTGGTTCTGCAGGTGGTGCGTTTACTTCAACTCTTGATGCTATGGAAATCAACTTCCTATCAGAAAGATGTTTAGTAACACAAGCTGCTAACAACTTTGTATTATTCAAAGGAGTGTAATTTTTTATAAGGTAAGGGCGCTTCGGCGCCCATATACCTTTAACTTATTTAATTTTATTATATCATGACAAAAAAGAAAAAAGAAGAAAAGGTTGTAGAAGAGCCAGTGGCTGTTGCAGAACCTAAAAAAGAAACACCTAAGGTTGTAAAACCTGAATGGGAAGTAAAAGATAGAACATATCTATTAAAAGGAAATAAAACACCTTTAACATTGACAATACCAGGTAAGCATACAAGAAAACATGCTTTATTATGGTTTGATCCAAAAACACAGAAACAAAGAGAAATAAGATATGCTACTAATATGTCTTCACCTCTTGCAGATGAGCAAAAAGGAGAAGCAACTCTTGGGCATATTATTTTTAGAGATGGTAGACTTGATGTGCCAGCAAAAAATATTGCTTTACAAAAACTATTAAGTCTATATCACCCTTTAAAAGATAAAATGTATACTGAATTTAAACCAGTTCAAAATGCAGAAGATGAGCTTGAAACTATTGAGTGGGAAATCGATGCTTTAAATGCTGCTAGAACAATTGACATTGATCAAGCAGAAGCAATAATGAGAGTTGAGCTAGGTTCAAAAGTTGGTTTAATGAGTTCTAAAGAAATAAAAAGAGATTTACTTTTATTTGCTAAAAGAAATCCAAAGTTATTTATTGAATTAGCTAGAGACGAAAATGTAATGCTTAGAAACTTAGCAATTAGAGCTGAAGAAGAAGGTATTATAACATTATCTCAAGACCAAAGAACATTTTATTGGGGTTCAAATAATAGAAAGTTAATGAATGTACCGTTTGATGAAAATCCATATTCGGCGTTTGCATCTTTCTTGAAAACTGATGAAGGTGTTGAAATCTATAAATCTATAGATAAAAAACTAAATTAACAAGTGATAATAATATAAGGGGCAGCGGGTGCTGCCTCTGTATTATAATAAATAAATATAATGGCGGTAAATATAAATACAGTATACACTACAGTCTTGTACATATTGAACAAAGAACAAAGAGGTTATATAACTCCTGCTGAGTTTAACAGTCTAGCTACACAAGTACAAGAAGAAATATTTGAATCATATTTTCCTGATGGCAATCAATTAAACCGTCCTAATCAACAAAATATACAAAACGATACAGAGTTTTTTAATATGTTTAAAAACAATGCTTATAAACTGTATCCTTTTGAAGAAGAAGCTAGTTTCACTTATAACGTCGCTAATGATGGTTGGATATATGCAGGCTCAAGACCTTTATATAATATAGGTGAAGTTATTTCTACTTACAATACAACTAATCCACAAAGTAACGGTCCTCGTTACGATTCTATAACACAAGTTAGTAGCAGAAGTGATTATAATGAAATTACTAGATCAAAACTAACTGAACCTACAGCTCAATATCCCTTAGCATATATAACTAATGTTGCAATTGCTCCATCAACTATACGTCAGGTTTTTATGAAAATATCACCAAAACCAGATTCAGTAATTGCTAACTGTATAGTAAATCCAACAGCACCTAACTGGGCTTTTACTATTGGTTCATTAGGTCAGTATTTATACAATAATACAGCTTCTGTAGATTTTCAATTAGATATATCTGAGCAAACTAATATTATTACTAATATATTAAAATATGCTGGTGTTATAATTAGAGATCAAGAAATAATTCAAACAGCTATGCAAGATGCTGCTAAGGTTGAACAAAACGAAAAATCATAATGTCAAAAATAACAGAAACAAACGCACAATATTATCAAGGCGCGCAAGGCTTTAGAGGTGATGCTGGAAATACAGCTGGTCAATCGTTTACAACTACTTTTGATACTGATTTAGTTTTTAAAGATGTTAACGCTTGGGATCCTAATAATGAAAACTATGTTTTAAATAATTTCAAACTATATACTAGTGCTACAGGTTTTCCAGGAAGTTTTACTGAATATACGTCTGCTTATACAGTTGTAAATAATGTAATTACTATTACAGGTAATCCTGGTGCTAACGCGTATATAGTTGTACAACTTAAAAAATTAGATGGCGGTAAGTATGGTAATAACGATGCTTACGGTGAAGCTGTAGAAAATAATTATGGTGGATATGAATATATAAAACTTAATGATATTGTAAACAACTTTATGGTTGGTTATGTTGGCGATGGTAAAGTTATACAGACATGTAAAAAATCTGATGTTGTTTTCTTTGCAAAAAGAAGTTTACAAGAATTTAGTTATGATACATTAAAAAGTATTAAATCATCAGAATTAACAGTACCTTCTACATTATCTTTAATAATACCACAAGACTATGTAAACTATGTTAGTTTTTGCTACATAGATCAACTAGGCGTAAAAAGACCTTTGTATCCAGCTAATAACTTAACTACTGATCCATATTATACTTTTATACAAGATAGTGAATCTGTTCCAACACAAGATAATTTTGGTGAAAATTTAGAAGGCACATCTATAACAGAAGAAAGATGGAAGCAAGCCAACACTAAATTATTAAATGGTGAATGGTATCGTGATTTTGATTACTATGGTTATGCGAATCCAGATTTATGGAGTTTAAATGGACCATGGAACTGGGGTAGATTATATGGTCTTGATCCTAAATTATCACAAGCAAATGGTTGGTTTGGTATTGATGAAAGAGAAGGTAAGTTTACTTTTTCTAGTAATTTAGTAGATAAATTAGTTGTGTTAGAATATATATCTGATGGACTTGCTTATGATTTAGATACTAAAGTACCTAAAATGGCAGAAGAAGCAATGTATAAAAGTATACTTTATAATATAGTATCAACAAGGGCTAATCAACCAGAAGGCTTAGTTCAAAGATATAAAAAAGATAGATACGCTGCGTTACGTAATGCTAAAATAAGATTATCTAATATTAAATTACAAGAATTTACACAGATTATGCGTGGTAAATCTAAATGGATAAAACACTAAAATTTAATGGCAAAAGTTGTTAACACCTTTGTTAAGGGTAAATTAAATAAAGACCTAGACGCTCGTTTAATACCAAACGGAGAGTATAGAGATGCCAGAAATGTACAGGTAAGTAAATCAGAAGGACCAGATGTAGGTGAACTAGAAAATGTATTAGGTAATAAATTAACTAGTTTAACATTTCCAGCTAACAGCAAATGTATTGGCTATATTACTGATGACACTAATAATTTTATATATTTATTTGTAACAGATAATGCTACGGCAGATTATGTTCAATCAGGTACTGGCTCTAATCACCAAATTTATCAATATAACACATTGACAGACACTGCTATAACTTTATTTGCCGCGCCTACTTTTTTGAATTTTTCACAATTATTCCCCATATATGGTGTTAATATTGTAGAAAATTTGTTGTTTTGGACAGATAATCGCAATCAACCTAGAAAAATAAATATTGAAAGAGCTGTAGCAAATGATAGATATTATCAAACAGAAGATCAAATATCTGTGGCAAAATATAATCCATATCAACCAATACAACTTTGGCAAGAAAGTGATTTAGGTGGAAGTGTTCCTTATGAAACAACAATGAAAGATGTAACTAGTAAAACAACTCCTGTTGGTTTTACAGCTACAGCACCCGGTGTATCTTCTGGTAATAATATTACTATTACACCAACCACGGCTAAAGGTATTAATCCAGTTAATGGACAAAGCGTTGGATACATAGCTTCTGGTACTACTAATATTGTTAATACTGGAGTAACAGTAGATTCGTATGCTTCACCTACTATAGTATGTTCTGGACCACCTAATACACCAGCTGGTGCGGAAATAGTAATCGATGCTAATCCTTATTATAATGGCAAATTTCCAGGTGATCCAGCTTATTTAGAAGATAGATTTGTAAGATTTAGTTATAGATGGAGGTTTGATGATAATGAATATTCTATATTTGCTCCTTTCACTCAAGTTGCATTTATACCTAAGCAAGATGGATATTTTATGTATACACAGCAAGCGTCTCCAAGTATAGATAAAGATGATCAAGCAGCTGCATATAGAAGTACTATTGTTGATTTTGTAGAAAACAAAGTAAATGAAATAAAATTAATATTTCCGCTTCCTTATACAAAATTTTCTTTACAAGATAGTCTTAAAATAAAAGAATTAGAAATA